GGACGCGCAGCGTCAGGCCGAGGGCGCAGCCGTCGCGATGGGCCTCGTGGACGTGAATAGTGCATACACTAAAGTGGAGCCGACCGAGAACATGGACCGCGCCCAGGTCGCGAGCCTGATCGACGTGGCGATGCGGGGTGGCGAATGACCGATGAGCAGATCGCGCTCGCGAAGCGCGCAGTCGCGTGTAGGGGCTGGCGATGGATGCCGGGGATGGAGTTCCATCTCGACGGCGCAGGTGCGATGTCGAGTGGATGGCGCGTGCAAAGTGTGCAGATGCGCGTGCTGGATGGGTGGGCTCATGCCGTTCGCACGGTCATTGCTGGCCCGTGTGAGTTCATCTTGGCACCGCGCGGCAACATTCACGTGAGGTTTACCGACGGGACGTTGTCGCGAAAGCCATCCGGAACGACAATGCTGCCGTGCATTGAAGACCACGCCACGCTGGGCTGCCTGCTTGCGCTGGTGCGGGAGGCGTGGAACGACGAGTGCGTCTGCGTGCTGCCTGTAGACTATGGACCTGGCGGGGTGGCGTGGTTCTGTCGTCTAACTGTGGGCGGGCGTGACCTTGCGCGAAGTTATGTGCCTGGCAGCGTGGGTGAGGCCGAGGCCCTCGTCGCTGCTCTCGAGAACGCACCATGAAGCCCCCAGGTCATACCTGCCCGGCTATCGACCGGGCACAGTCCGCTCTCCGTCGTCTCGCGTGGCGTTGCGCCAACCCATACCATCCGGGCGTTACGCCCGGCGAGGTGCTGGCCGAGGGCCTCGCGGCGCTGGAGCAGGTGCGCGAGGAAAACCGGCAGATGCGCGCGGCGTACCACGCGAAGGTCAACCCATGAGGGCGCGCATCCTCGTCGGCGACTGCCGCGAGAGCATGGCCACGCTCGACGCCGAGAGCGTGGATGCGGTCGTGTGCGACCCGCCGTACGAACTCGGATTCATGGGCAAGAAGTGGGACGCGAGCGGGATCGCCTATGACCTTGAGGTGTGGCGTCAGGCGCTGCGCGTGCTGAAGCCCGGCGGTCATCTGCTCGCCTTCTCTGGGTCGCGGACCTATCACCGCATGGCGTGCGCCATCGAGGACGCCGGGTTCGACGTGCGCGACCAGATCATGTGGCTCTACGGGAGTGGGTTCCCGAAGTCGCTCGATGTGTCGAAAGCCATCGACAAGGCGGCGGGAGCGGAGCGGGAAGTGCTGTCGTCATGGGCTACAGGATGGCATGGAACGTTAGGCGGTAAGGGCGCCTTATCTGGTCTTGGAGACGCGCCCGATGTTCGCATGACCACAGCCCCCGCCACCGACGAAGCCCGCCGATGGTCCGGTTGGGGCACGGCCTTAAAGCCAGCGCACGAGCCGATCTGCATGGCGCGGAAGCCGCTGGTCGGGACCGTTGCGGCGAACGTGCTGCGGTACGGTACGGGGGCGATTAATGTGGATGGGTGCCGCGTGGCGGCGTCGGATGGCTACGAGAAAGCGTGGGATAGGCTAGTCAGCACAAACATCGGAGCACAAGGTGGAGCCTACATTTCCGAAGGCGTCCAGCACACGGTAGATCTGTCTCAGAACAAACCAGACGGTGGCCGCTGGCCCGCCAACGTCCTCCACGACGGCAGCGACGAGGCGACCGAGGGGCTACGCGACGCGGCGCGGTACTTCTACACGGCAAAGGCGAGTGGAGAGGACCGCGACGAGATGCTCGGAGACGTGCCGGAGAACGTGCACCCCACCGTCAAGCCGACTCAGCTCATGCGCTACCTCGTCCGGATGGTCACGCCACCCGGTGGTCTCGTGCTGGACCCGTTCACGGGGTCGGGCTCCACCGGCCGCGCCGCCATGCTCGAGGGGATGCGCTTCATCGGGTGCGAGCTCTCGCCCGAGTACGCCGAGATCGCGCGGGCGCGAATCCGGTTCACGCTCGGGCCGCTCTTCGCGCATCTGGTCGAGTGATGCTTGCGTGGCTAACCGTGGCGACCATCGTGCTCATCGCGGGCGCGATGGTGCAGCTGGTCGCACGGGTCACCGTGTGCGTGCTACGCGCTATCGTGTCTCGAGCACGTCTACGTCGGCAGAGCGCACATCGGCCGAGCAGTCACCGCGAACTGTCTCGACCGTGAACTCTGGCCCCCACGCCTGACGCGCCTTCGCGACGGCACGGCGCCAGACGCGCCGTACCTGTGCGGCCTCGTCCTCGGCCTCGATGCAGAGCCGATGCGTCGTGACCTGCACACGCACCACGATGGGGTCGACCTCGACCACGTGCGCCGTCAGTGTGAACCCTTCGGGCCACGCGCAGTCGTGAAGCCGAGGGTCGGCGATGGAGAGCACCTCGCCGACCTCGACCGCACAGGAAACGTCTAGCCCTTCCACGGCGCGTAAGTCTTGCCGTCCCACGTGAGCGCCTGGCGGCTCTTCTCGCGGGCACGGTAGGGCTCGCCCAGCGAGACGTGAATCCATGACACCTTCCCGCCCGGGCCCTCGAGGATGGCCTGCCCGTAGGGGATGCCGCTCTCCTTCACGATCCACGCGAAGACGACCTCAAGCGCCACGCCGGGCACGACGATGTCCGCGGCCTGCCCGCTCATGTGCTGCGAAGTCTTCGACCCGCCCACCGCCGTGTTCACGGCAGGACCACGGAACGCGCTGTTGATCCGCACGGCGCCGAACTTCGCCCGGATGGGCTCGAGCACCGTGGTCGCCAGGGCGGTAAGCGCACCCATGCACGCCTGCGCCTCCTGACGGTTGACTGCCTGAAGCGCGGTCTGCCCGGTACGCGTGAGCTCGTCAAAGGTGAAGTGTGGAGACAGGTTCACGGCTTCCTCCCTGCGGGCGCTGGCTTCTTCTTCGCGGCCTTCTCGAGCTTCTCGACGCGCGCGATCAGCAGCTCGGCGTCGAAGTCGTCGGGAAAGTCGGGCAAGGTCATGTGCGAGGCTTTGGCCTCGATCGCTGCGATACGGGCCTCGAGCGAGGTGTGCGCCGCGATGCACTGCGGCGGGCTCGTGGTAGGCCCCTGCATCTTCGCGTTGAGCTCAGCCATCGCCAGTTCGTGCGCCTGCTCGGCCTGCTTGTTGGCGAGCTCGGCCTTCTGCTTGCTCGACTGGCTGTAGAACTTCCACGCCGCGCCGCCCCCGAGGACCGCAACGACGGCGAGGACCACGCCGAGCATCCCGCCTTCCTCGGCGCCCTGGGCGAGCTTGACGAGCTCCTCAGGCGACGGGGTAGCAGCCTGCGCCTCGTGGGCGATCAGCGCGGCGTCATCCGTCACGCTCGCCACGATGGCGTCCTTCTCGGGCGTCTGCTCGGGAGCAACCATCGCGGGCGCAGGTTCCTCGACGTGGATCGGCTCCATCAGATGCCGTCCTCTTCGATGAGGATCTCGCAGTTCACCGCCGTGTGCGACGGAGAGAAGATCGCGACCTGCGTGACGTTCGAGAACCCGCTGATGCGGTTCTTGCTGCACTTGATGTGGATGGGGTCCGACACCGAGAAGTACGTCGCAGGCATCGCGCCGCCGTCCGTCAGGGTCTGGTCATACGAGAAGGCCAGCCCTTTGGTCGCCTTGTCGCGGTTGTGGAGCGTGATCTGGAGGCTCACGTTCGTGGGGAGCAGGATGATGCGGCAGAGTCCCGAGGTGCCCGGCGTCGTCGTGCTGGACACATAGGGGTACTGCGTGACTCCAGAGAGGTCGAGAGCGGGCATGTGGCCTCCTAGTCGAGGGCGTCGACGGTGAGCAGGTACACGAGCTTGCCCGCGAGCGCGAGCAGCTTGCGGCGCTCGGCACGGGTGATCTTCGTTCCGCCGTCGCCGTCGACCGCGCGGGCATCCTTGATGGCGTCGAGGAGCACGAGCACCTCGGCCGGGAGCTTCATGATTTCGTCAGGGGAGAGGGGCACTGGTCACTCCTGTGTGCGTGTGAGCCATCGCGGCGACGGTCGCCAGCTGGCGCTCGATAGCGTCGAGGCGACCTTCGATACGGCGCTGCGAGGAGAGCATCTGCTCCATCTGTGCCGGGTCGGGAGCACCCGAGGCTTCGGCCTGAGACATCCCGAGCATGCCACCGCCGCCAGCCATAGCCGCGCCGAGCATAAGGAGCGCCCACACGGGGACAGGGACCAGCTTCTGCGTCCATGTCGTCGGTGTTTCAGCGCCCATCAGACCCCCATCCGATGGGCCGATACTAGCGCACTACGCGCGGAAACGCACGACGAGGTTGCCAGACTCGTCGTAGCCCTCGCTCCAGTCCTCGCCCCATGGCTCTACGGTCACGCCAGTCGGAAGGCGCGCGGCGTCGACCGTGTAGCCAACCTGTAGGCAGATGCTCACCACGCTGGAGTTCGATTCAACGATGGCGATGACGTAGTCGGTGCAGTCCATGTCAGACCTTCAGAAGCAGGGCGTCGCCCGCGGTAGTGGGATGGTATGCGACGATATGCCCTTGCTCGACGCCGAGGTAGCGCCACGTCGTCGTGCTCGCGGCGTCCGAGGTGTGGAACATCTCGCGCAGCTGGCCCCAATACGTCGAGTTGAACACCGACACCTGTACGGGGATGCGCGGAATCTCGCCCGCCCGGTTTGCCCATCCAGCAGGGAACGAGGTCGAAGTCATAGGTGCGATGGTGCGGATCAGTTGAGTGATCGTCGTCGCACCATTGTTGAACGCTCCGAAGTGTGCGGTCGCGTTCACATTGTAGTGCCCGAGCAGCCCGCCGTCTGCTGCGCCGATAGCCGCCCAGGTCGCAGAGAGGTTTGTCGTGCTACCCTGCACCGACATCGAATAGATGCGGCCGTCGCTCTCACACACACCCGCACTGCTCGAAAGCGGGTCGATGATAGCGCCGAATGTCACGATGGACGATGTCGCCGCGTTCGTGGAGTTGTACATCTGGATGATGCACGACTCCTGTGACTCCCACATCGCGACGCGGTCATAGGTGACGGCAGAGAAGAGACGCGACGCTCGCCAATATCCAGAGAAGCCGCTCGTGAACGGCTGCGCGTCGTACCAGTTGCCGAAGGCCCCACTCCCACGGTTCATGCCAGCGACGAGAATACTGGTAGCGGTCGCGGTATCTGGAGCGAGAAGCGGGTAAGCCCTCACCGTCGCGTTCGTACCGCCGAGGATGTACCGCATCCCGAGGGCGTTCGTAGGCGGGTTCCCATAGACTGCCTCTGTCGGTCTAGTCCATGTCCACGCGCTCCCAGTACCCGGCGTGCGTGTCGCGCCGTTCGCATACGTGGTCTTTGTCCCGAGTACATGGATCGCGTCCATCATCTGGTCAACGAATGAGGCGCCGACAGTTGTGATGCCTACATACTTCCAGTTCAGCGCAGTGAGTGCCATTAGGAGATGACCCCCGGCGCCACTTCGGCGCTAGTCGTGGTGATCTGATCGACCGAGAAATCCTCACCAAACTCTGGATCGTTCATGAGCGAAACCGCTGCCATGATCGCGACCCATTGAAGCGTGCCGCCTCGGCGCACAAGCATCGTCTCATCCGCAGTCGCTTGCACGACCTGCGCTGCGCCCGATCCATTGAATGCCGCGACGCTCGTGTTGCTGCCCGTATGCCCGCTCGAGGTCCATGCGAGCGAGGAGAGGGCAGAGTGAGCGGGGACGGCTGGCGTGCCGTGCGTGTGGTCCCCGCGGGCGTAGTCCGTCGAGGTTCCCACGGCCGGGCTCTGTCCAAAGGACTGCTCCGACACGACCGTTGTGGCTGGCGTCCCGCCGCCACCGCCACCGCCGCCAGATGCGGCGACCGTGACCGTAAGCACCTCGCCCGTGAGGCTCTCGGAGATCGTGACGTTCGTCCCGGCTACCAGCTGCGCCACGCGGGCGAACTGTCCCGTGCTGTTCCGTGTGAGCGGTACGCGCGCCATGGTTAGGCCCCCGCCTCGATGTATCGCAGCGTGAGTGTGAGCGCGCCGTCCTCGGTCCACTGCACGCCTTCAATGAGGCAGAGCTGCGACGCGGCTGCGACCTCGACATCCGTAAGCGCGATGAGGTCCCCACGCCGAAGCCATCCATACCGGCGTGGCGCGATGTACTGCACCATGCGCGCCGGCTGTCCGTAGCGTGCCGCCTGGGCGAGGAGCACCTTGCTAGCCGTCGTCGCGTCATGCACGACCGTTGTCTCGAGCACCTTACGCCGAAGCCCGTAGCGCGACCTCGGGCCGATGAGCTGCGCGATGGTCATGCGGTCGGGGTCCGCGACGGACACCTCGCCGCCCACCGAGCGGGCGACCATGTAGCCCTCGGTCTGCGGGTTCCACGTGTACCGGAGCTCGATGTCGGTGGCGACCTCGTCGGAGCCCTCGTAGGCGATGCGCCCCACGCGCTCGAGGTTCGGGTCGAGGTCCGTGGAGAGCAC